TACTATTTGCAATGATTGCGTTTGTAGCCACGCTGGAAGCTGCGACTGCATTCATAGCCACGCTGGAAGCTGCGATAATATTCATGCAACTGCTGGAAGCTGCCACCGCATTCATAGCCACGCTGGAAGCTGCCACCGCATTCATAGCCACGCTGGAAGCTGCAATATTTACCATTCTAGTTCCGTTCGCTGCGATAAGCTCCATTGCAATTTCACTGGCAGCAATTTCTTTCATCGCGGTTTCTGAGTAAATAACACTCATAAATGCAGTTTCACTTGCAATCAGTGATCTTACCAAGATTTTAGAATTTGCAATTGCGTGCATTGCCGAAACAGAATCGCTTACTGATACCATACCAACAGCGCTATCCATAATTGAACTCATCGCAGAGGTGCTATTTGTAACAACTTTTAACAAGGTATTATCATTACTCATTTCACTTACGATTGTATCAGAACCAAAGATTGATGTCATATTAGTCAGATATTTCGTTAACGTATCTGATTCAATAAACATGTCAACGAATGAATTGTTGTCATCAATGACATCTTTGAATGCCCTGATAGAAGCAGCGTTATTCATGATTGAGTCTAATGCTAACCATGAATCTTTCATAACGCTTAACCATCCTTCATCTTCAAGAATCGGGCTGATCTTTGTATAATCACTTACGATATTACTCATCATTGGATAAGAATAAGCAACGTAATGGGCCCAACGTGGACGACCTGTGATATAGTTAAAAGTATACTCGTTTGATACGAGCTTCTCAGCTGCTAAATCACAATCAAGAAGAATCTTCTTTCCTTCGTCTACGTCATCAAGACAACGAATTGCCAGTGGAGAAGCAAGAAGTGCTGTCATTGCAACTTCACTTTCACCAATATATTTAACGAATTTTGGAACTTTAAACATTGCAGTTGCAGTCTCCTCGTTATTCATTAAGTATTCCATCCGGTCAGTAGAATCAAAGATCTGTGTATAAAGATCCGGATAATTTTCGGTATCATCAAAACGGGCAACACCAGCATCCGTTGTTACTAATGCATGAGCAGTTCCATTATTTGCTGCAGAAAGTGTACCAAGAGCAACCTGTGCAATCTCATCATTTGCAATAAGAACCTGCATACCAGGTGCAGACTCAACTAAGATCGCCATTGCATCAGTTGAAGTTCCATTACTGTTTGCAATAGTTGTAACAAGTTCGGTATCACTAAAGACATCATCCATGGAATTTACGGTTCTACCATCACGCTTTACGCGCCACTTTAATGTCTTAGCAGTACCAAGATCTGATCTTTGAACATAGGCAAGTACACCAGCATTGGCTACAAGCGTATTCATAACACTTGTTGTATTTACCATATCATCAAAGTTCGAATAAATAGTAAGAGCAAATCCAGACTTATGAGCAATAAATTTACCCAAACCGACATTGTCTTCGAGAATCGTATGCATCCATGCATCGGATTTTTCGATTTCATCCAAAGTCTTTGCTCTTTCAGGATCATCTTTTACAAGATCTGCCATTAAGTCAGCGCTTGCTGCAACTGGCTTTAAGAAATCACCATAGACAGCGAGAGCATCCATTAATGCTTTATTTTTGTATATAATATCAAGAGCGTCCTGAGTACCACACATCGTTTCGACAGTATCATACGATGCTAACTCTGGCTGGCCATAAAGTTCTGCCAACCAAGCAGGAGCTCCCTCCACAGATAACTTTCCAGTGAAGTATCTGATAATTCCTTCACGGAACTTTGGTTCCAATGAATTTAACTTGTCCTGTGTAATAGTACTAAGGACTTTGTCAATGTTTCCAGCTTTAACAATCTCAGAACCATAATAGTTGTTTAAAGCGATACCCAAGCGCGTATTATGTTTGATCATATAATCAACATCCGCGCTAGTTAATCTGTCATAAATGATCTTATGAATGGAAAAGACCTTAAATACAGCAACCGAATTGGAGATCAACTCCCTCCATAAATTCTGGTTACGTTCATCCAAGACATAAGATTTCTTCCCGGCCGACTCAATGCTGTTGATGTAAACAATACAGTTCACAGGGTCGCCCTGAAAGTCAGTATTTAAGAATTTTAATTCTTCAAATCCCATTCTTTTCTTTCACCTTCCTCTCTATTAGAATCCAATCCTTTCAAGATGTCACATAGATTCGTCCTACAAATGATAAGGAATGTTTTTCATAAAAAACAATGGTATTTGTCACGAAGTATACGATGAGATTTCCGGTCAATCCTTGAAGCTAAGATCACTCTCATCTATCCATATAATTGATGAAGTCCACCACCACCTTTGGTTTTATATTTATTAAAAAAAAACGTTTATGATTAAAAATGAAACCTTGAATTGTTTAAGAATAAAAATATGGGAAAACTACATCTTGACCTTTCTCTGGGTCATAGAAAGTTTTACTATCGAAAAATGGGTAAAAAAAAAAGAAAACCCATCGCATTTGATAGGTTTTCTTTTTTCTATTCTTTATTGATATGCTGCGTTTGGATTGTCTACATCGTCCAATTCATCGTCACTATTCAGTGCCTTCTCTGTTGCAGGTATCTTCGTATTCGTATAAATTTCATCAATTGCCTCGAAGTTAATCATTGGCAAGTGCATTCTTGCAATTTCACTAATGAACTGCTTTACATGGGCATCATCATCAGGTGAATCACCAAAGTAAACCTTTACAAGGAACTCCTGTAAGGTCTGGTAATTGTTGATTGCATCCTGTCTTGTCAGGTTGCTTGTTCCCTTTGGCTCTGGGAATTTCACACGAACTGACGCAATGATTTCTTCTGGCATGGATGTTGTATATCTGAGCAGCTTCTGATACATCTCTGTGATTGGATCATTAAAATCCAACTGATAATTGATCGTTCTTCCATGCATCTTTGTATTTGCCGTCTCAATTGACTTTGCAAAATCTGCTTCATTTAAGTAATTCATAATTGCCGACGGGACACCTGTCGAGAGAATATAATTATTTCTCAATGTCTCCATCAAGTCGTTATTCATTTCAACAGATTGTCCTTGCAAAATTTCGGTTTCGATTGGCCTGTCGCCATTTTTACCAAGTGGCATATAAATGGACGAACCTGCACCAATCTTATTTAACACGCCTGTATATGAGAACATGTCATTTACAGTAATTCGTCTTGCCTGTTTCTGTCTTGCAATCTGTTGTGCTTTATTATACACATTCTTGTCAATACCTGAAGTTCTTAGATAGTTGATCTCCTGATCATTTGACTTTGTGATAATCGTTACAATCTTAAAGAGTAACAGCATAAGATATAACTTTGCATAGAATAATGAGTTCTCAAGCATGGAATGTCCATGATCGTTCTCATCTTTATTGATCTTAAACTCTGTTACATACTCTTTTGGAACTACCTGGAAATGAATCCTTGTATTTCCTAACTCATAGTAGTTGAGTGCTGCAACGATAAGCTTTCTAAACTTATCATTCTTTGCAACAAACTTCTGATCAAACTTTCCTACAATTCTTGTTGCAATATCTTCTACCAGAGCATCCACTTTATTGGATGGATCTTTCTGCTTAAAAGCACTCTGATAAGAGAGAATTGTATTAAGCGGGACTGCATCTTCTGCCTGCACATACAAATAGAAGAGCGTATTTCCCATAATTTCTACCGGTATCATCTGTGTTGGTGGAACTTCTTTCACATAGCAGTCTTTTAAGTCTGCAAATTTCTCACCATTATTCGGATTCGAGGCGCCATAGACGCCATCGTTGTCATACATTTCATTTCCGTATTTTCTAAGATAAGCATCTTCTGTTGTCTGAAGCTTCTTTCCTTCTTTCTTGGAAGACTTTGATGCTCCATCTTCCATGAAATGATCTCCATCTTCTGTGATGTATTCATCAGCAAAAGCAGATAAGGATTCCATGCTTTCTTCCAAGATTGGAATCGGAATTGGTGATGTAGAAATTGTGATTCGGTCTGTTCCAAGAAGTGATTTTACATCCTCATCAATCTTTCCATAATCTTTATTTCCACGATCCATCCCAATAACACTACCGATTTCTCCTTCTACAGATTCAAAGAATGCTTTATCCTCCTTTGAAGATCTATCATAAAGACCAAAGATCTCTACTTTTTCAACGGTACTATCAACCGCTGACTCAAAGAAGTTTCTTCCACCTTTATTTGTCTTTCTGTATTTTCTTGCAAAATTCTCAAATAATTCATGATACGGAATATGATATACATAATATTCTCCATAACCTAAGCAATGATCTACGATACTTTTAATTCTTGCATGAAGATTGAATTTCTTCTCCATTTTTTCAATAATCGGCAAGTAATTATCACTTGGATCATTTACCGTTGACTGTTCAAATGTGATCACACGGTTAATTCTTCCGGTATTTACATCCGTTGAGATAATTGCATCACGCATGACTGATTTTGCTTCCTGAAGCTCAATCAGCTGATTTGATATATTATAAGCATCTGCCTGCTGAATCATGCGGTTTCGATACTGCTCGTTGATAAACTGCGCTGGATTTAATCCATTTCCAGCGGTATCAAGATCCATTTTTGCATTGAGTTCTCGCATAATTGAAGCAGAATCTTTGTCGTTTGAATATACTTGTCCTAAAAAGGTCGAATAATCATTTACTCCATTTCCTGTAATGGAATCGATCTCGGAGCTCATGATTTCATTAAATCGATCATTTAATTTATCGGAGTCGTCCTGTGTCACTGTTCCATATAAGGAAAGTGATAAATCATCAAGTAAAGAACTAACTCCATCCATCGAAGAACTAAACGTTTTCCGCAATTTACTATAAGCGGATTCTTTCTTATCTGGTTTCTTCGCCAAGGATCTCACCCCTTTCTTAAATCGTTATAGCTTTGTTTTTCACTAGGTTTCTACCCGCTTATAATCTCCTAGGGATAGTAATTAACTAACGATTTTACACTCTATTAAACGATAAAACGTAGAAAGAAGTAAAGGAAATTATGGATAATAGATCACAGCTGCATGCGAGTATTCGCAAGCGCATGGTCGAACTACGAACGTCGAAATTACCAATTAAAATGGACTTGACGACGCTTGATATGACCATTCAGTTTTTATACAAAGAAGGAGCTTTGAAAACAAGAAAAGCTCTAACGAATATAGACAAACTGTTCAAGTCACTAGATAAGTCCGTATATAAGGAAAGTGAAATTGAACTGACCAACCGTATTTGGCTAATCGAAAAGACTATTGAAGGATATTTACGCGAGGGGTTGGTCCAAGAAGATGTCATTAAGACATACTGTAAAGAAGATCCAGATTGTGATGATTACAGAGCAAGTATTCTGGATCAAGTAACGACAAATAAACGCCAGATCAATTATGAAGAATCGAAATACTTATTAAAGCAAATTGATGATCGATTGGCGTTCGGATATACGATCACCTTAAAACATATTATCGAAGAATTGTTTTCTCTTATGGATGAATCCGATGTAAAGAGTTACAAACAACTCAGTGAGGATTTGTATCAGATCGCAAATTCTATCATCAATATTAAGAGAAGATCCAATTCTTTGGGAGCAGATCAAACTTTTTCTTTACAAGAAGAAGTCTTTGAGACTGTGTTATTCGATTCTATGGAGAAATTAAACAACCGGAATCGAATCTTTATTACGGGTATTCGGCATCTGAATACCTTTTTAGCCCCTGGGTACATGAGTAAACGTCTTTATACATACTTAGCATTTCCAGGTGGCGGTAAATCTCAAATTTTGTTGGATACTGCACTGGATATAAGAAAATACAATGCAGGAGTTCAATGTAAGAATCCAGAGAATCGACCAGCAGTTCTTATGATTACAATGGAGAATAGTATTGAAGAGACGATTGAGCGAATCTTTAATATTGTGGCAAGTGATGATGACATAAGGAACTACTCTCCAAAGCAAGTAAAGAAGATGCTGATTAAGCAAGGTGGATTAACGCTTACTGATAAAAGTAATATTGATATCATCATCAAGTATTATCCAAATAGAAGCATTGATACAAATGACTTGTATGGAATTATCCAGGATTTGGAAGATGAAGGAGTAGAAGTCATTGCGTTAATTCTGGATTACTTAAAGAGAATTCGTCCAGCAGAAAAAGGAGAAAATGAAAAAGCTGAGCTTAAGAATATCACAAATGAATTGAAGGATTTAGCAATCTATTGGGATATTCCAGTAATTACAGCTCAGCAGTTAAATAGAACTGCTTCATCCATTGTAGATGCAGCAATTCAAGCAAAGAAATCAGACGTCACGAAGCTCGTCGGGCGAGATGGCGTCGCTGGTGCTTGGGAGATTAACACAATGGTCTCCCCACACTGTGAGGTGTGTAAAAACAACCACTTTAATTGCGGGGACTTTCCATTTCACCAATGGACACATTTTATGTGCTGGTTAAGCTTCAATTACCAACCAAGAGTGGTGACATTCTTGGGGCAAAGGGTAACTCCGGAGATATGGTAATCAAGATTGAAGATACAGACAATCCGCATCCAAGTTTCTTATAAAAAGAAGAAGGATCAACGACTATCGAAAGCTAAGGTTATTAATAACTGAAAATAAGGTAAGTTGAAATACTTACACGAAGCGACTAGAGTAGGGAAACCAAAATGGGTGGCTCTTCATAGTAATATGAAGATGAAGATATAGTCTAAAGCATTGAGAACTCAGACGTAGTAATTATCATAAACCGAGAAAAGAAATTAGGTTCAGATGAGGTCTACATGACGTTCAAGTTACTAAAACGAAGATACCGTTCCGCAGATACAGATGATAAGTTACGAGAACTTGAATACTTTAATCATCCGTATGCAAAAGGTAGTTCTATCAAGCTTATCAACGATGTGGAACTGGAAGAATCTATTTCTCTTACAAGTTTGGCTTCTGAATTTGTAGCAGCTGATAATAAGGGAAATAAGCATAATAAGAATGGTATTAACAAAGAAAAGATTGAAGATGACGATGATGAAGAAGATGGTCTTGATATATCATTCGAACCATTTGATATGAATCGTCAAGTATATGCAAAAATGTAAATGGAGTCTCGTGTGAGTTATTATCTTGCACGAGACTCTTCTTTTAATAAAGGAGGATTCTAAAATGAATAGGAGACAGAAAAAGAAATTAATAGGGAGATTAGGTTTTAAAACCTATCGCGCATATAAAGCCTATTTGAAACTCTGTAAAAAGTTTTCAGAGTATTTAAGCGTTGGAAAAGTGAGGATAAATGGTGTAGACACTTCACCTGACAGTGTTAAAGGTGAACCTGTCATCGTACAATTTTCATGTGATTCGTGGATACCGAAAGGTAAGACATTTGAATGTGTTCCAAATATACTTGAGCTGAAAAAGGCATCAAAGAGTTATTCAATTAGAGCATTAGGAGGTGATCAAAATGAACAAAAGGCAGAGGAAGAAATTCGAAAAGAAGTTATGTCATAAGACATATCAAGGTTATAAGAAAGCAAAGAAGAAAAAGGATGTTGAAGATTTTGTTATGATGAATGCATCCATGTTTGATAAGACGATGAAAGCACTTCTCGCTTCAGCATTTCCTAATAGAGAGGAAGAGATCATTCACAGTGATTATTTGGGTCAGGAATGTACAGCTAGTGATGTAGTTGAAATCCGTGAGATGATTCAGCGAATCAATGTTGTAAATAAAAATAAAAACATCTTCGGAGTTCCAAGTCAATTCCTTCTTGGTCCATTACCAATGGAAAAATTAAATGAGCATCCAAACCCAACAGGTTATGGATTAAAATCATTCTATCAGATCTATGATGAGTTCGAGATGGAACAGCCGAAAGAAGCTAAAGAAATGATCTATGTAACAACCGATCCAACTGGAAAGGAAATAGTTAGCGCTGCGAAAATGGGAATCTTTGATCCAACAGCTGAAACACTAAAAGATGTTAAGGCTGAGATTGATAAGGAGCAATTGAAGTCTATATTTGATATTACGATGGAGAAGAAAGATGAATAAAAGACAAAAGAAGAAATTAGATAGGAAGCTGGGTTGTAAGCATTATTCTGATTGCAGAGAAAGGATTTCTAACTTAAGAATTCGAATACGAGTTGATTATAATCCAGATCCACGAATCATTGCATTTCGTGATGCATTTCATGAAAGTTTGATAGATCTTATGAACCAATTGACTTATGATTTGGAACATCCCAAAGATGAACTTCCGGATCATGAAGATACTAGTATAGAGGAGGATTATCCTCCAGATTCTTTTAAGGTTGATGTCCTTACACATCATCGACCCTTGTATTTTTAAAGGTTTGACATATCTTTAATACCTAACAGGATATAGAAAGGGGTGTTAACAAGTGTCGAAGATTATTTTGGATTATTCCAATCAACCGAAGCGACAAAAGAAATCTCTTTTGGATGAATTTGATGAGATGGAGCAGGAAACACTATCTATGTCATTTAATCAATTTCGACCAAAAGAAGTTAAGAAAGATAAGGAAGCAAAAGCTTTAGCAGAAGCAAATCAGGAAGAGGAAGACGATGATTGGGAATACACCTTATCCCAATTTCGTACTCCAAAAGTAAAAGCTTCCAAGAATTATCGAAACAGTGATGTGTATGACTTCTTACACGGTGGAAGTGGTAAGAAAAAGAAGAAGAAAAAGAAAGAAAAAGAAGGCCCAAAAGATTACAATGAGGAATTTGAAACAGATATTGCTCTGATGCGCAACATGCTTCAGGATGCAACAAAGTTTACAGATTCCTTACAGAAGCGTTATTACGCAATGGAGGCTTCGAAATCTTCAGCAAGAGGAGTTGGTAAGTTCACAACAGATCTTATCAGTTCCATTAACCAATCTCGTAGTGTATCGAGTCAGCTTATTAATAACATCACAAGCTTAAAGAAGAATATCGCAGACCTTAATATGAAGGAGCGAAAAGAAGCAGCGGCTGCCGCAGCTGGTAGCTATGATGGAGAGAATCTATCCGATTTCTCTTCCAACTTCTTAAAGAAACTGATTCAGCAGGATCGTTCGGATGCTTCCATTTATGGAGATGCAACACCGATTGATGCAGATGAAGATACGTTGTATGACAATATTGCACAAATGCTTGCTTCCGAAGATGATCGTTCGGAAACAGAAGCATATTTAAAATACGAGAATCGAAATGTTGAACTCGTTGCTTTTGTTGATCATAATACAGACGAGTATGAACTTCGTGCAATTGCAGCAGATGGAGAAGAATTATCAGATTATCCAATTCCTCAGGTTGAGCATTTGGATATTAACCGAAGTACAAGCATTGCGGTTGATGAATATCACAACCGTTATCGTGTAGAATGGGTTTAGATTTTAATCTAAAACAATATTATGAGTAGAAACCCTCTACTTGAAAGTGTGGTACTTCCAAGTATCTTTAGTTACAGGAAACTTTTTCCTTAAACAACCCCAAACATTGGCCGACTTCCCAGAGTCGGCCTCTTCTCCCCTCAATCTATTAAGAAACATAGAGTTAAGGCTGTATGCAGCCTTATACTTCTGGATGGGGATCTTGTGATCCCAAAACGATTAGTTCCTCTCGGTAAGTCGAAAAAGAGGAGACGGGTACAATGACTCGTCTCCTCTTCTTACCTCTCATTTTGAAATTATTTCCAAGTAAGTCCATTGATATCAAATCTGATTGGCAAATATTTGTCTACATAAGATTCATAAGTGTAAGCCGAATAGCTTGCATCTGCTGATCTATAAAACAGATCCAAAACCCCCGCTTCCTTTTCCACAACCTGCTTGATGTCAAGCTTTGCATAGTATTTCTTCTTTGAGTTTGTCGGGTTCAAATTTTTATTTGTAACCATGATAGTTGACAAAGAAGAAACCAAGCTTAACCCTTCCACAGGTCCAAATGCATAACTGGTTCTTACCGGAACGTTATCAGGGATCGAGAACGGAAGGTAGAACGTCTTTAAATACAAATCTCTTGTATCATCAAACGAAGCTTTCTGTCCATTCAAACGGATAATTCCCCAAACTTCCAGTTTTCCACTCCGGTATAAATCGTAATGTACTTCAGCATCCAAGAACGAAGAACCAATCTGCTCTAATGTGTCAGCATCTTCTGTTCCTGAATATCCTGAATATTTACAAGTAAAAATATAACTTGTTTTATCAATACCATCAATGCCTTCTGCTAATGTCCAGCGTTCAGACATCATGGTGAGTTTTTCATCCGCCTGTACCGGTGTTGTATTGATGATGTCTGCACTATCGACAATTGGAAAGTAAGGCACCATCTTTACTTCACCGGTATCCGGATCTTCATATTTCGTTAATATAAATCCATTAAATGCTTTCATTTTCGAATTTCTCCTTTCTAAGCACCAATGATTCGGATAATCTCAGAATATAAGGTATTAATACCTCTAGTATTCTTGATAAACTCCATCATTGCTGTTGAATTGATAAGGAATCCTCCCAAAAGTACATTTGCAATGCAGTAGTAAATATATGGGAAGGAATCGATTGCTAATGTCGCACCGGTGCCATAAGAAGCAACCCAACGCTCAAAGAAATAACGGAATTTCAAATCTCCCATCTTTGGGTTAGATTTTGCGGTGTAATTAACATATTCATCAATCGTTCTCACCTTTGCTGCAGAATACATATTATCTGCAAGGGAAATCGTTGTTTCACTCGGATTATTACAAAGAGCAACGGAATATGCATGTACAAGGTCCGGATTAGTAAGACCTAAGATTCTCTCATAGAAAAATCTTGCAGATGTGTAATTTGCTGTATCAAACGCATCTTTATCTAATGATAATGCATACTCGCGGTTTAATATCCGAAGAATCATTTGGGAATAGATATTTGCCATTGCTTTTATAAAGGAAGCATTCTTCGTAAAGTACAATGGCTTTGTAAAGTACAAAGAAGCAACATACGCAGATTCCATAAGTGTATAGAGCTTCTTCATTTCAATCGTAAGCTGCATGTCATCTCCCTTTGACATTCCGGAGAATTCATTAATAAAGATACATGCTGTTGTTTGACCACCAATGGTAAGTACTACAAAAGGAAGAGCTACTGTAACATGGTCTCTCTTATTGTAGATTAATCGTATCTTCCCTTCATCAAATGCTCTTAATACATAATTTGCAAGGGGGGATATATTCGTTTTGGTGATCAATAAGTACTGGGCTTCAAAATAACTTTTATCAAGGGCAACACCATTTTTGATTGCCTTTTGAATTTTCGCCATTAATGACGCAGATTTATTCAAATTCTGAAACATCGTAGAATCAGAAAGACTGGCTTCTGTATAATAACCCACTCTTATTCACCTCATTTCATAGTTTACTTTCTACTTAAGTCAATGTTTTTTGCTGCTAAAATGCTTAAAAAACATAGATATAAGCAGAATTAGAAAGGATGTGAACATGTAATATGGCTTCAAAATCCAGTAAAGAATTTCTACAGGCTGCTCTTACTAATGGTACGTTTGATAGTGAGGCATTAGAAAAAGCCCTTCGTATGACTGTTGATAATTCGTACTCGTATCTGTATCGTTTACAGAGAAGCACAATTGTCTACGAAGAGTTCTTTTATACCACAAGAAATGTCACGTCCCAACCAGATTTCGGAGATTTATATCTGGACAAACAAGAGCGCGTGTGTGCAAATATTCCTGCCGAACTCGTGACTGTAAGTTCTCGTGAAAGATATCGAACCTCGGATTATTATAAAGAAGAGATTGGTATTTCTGATATTACAGGAAATCATAGGATCTTCTCAAAACTTCCGGTTATCATAATGGATGATCATATCTTTTTGGATTGCAAAATTATGATCTACGATGATTACTTCCGCATCATTTTCCCATTCAAGAGGGATTTCTTATATGAAAAGAATTTTGATGATACTGGAAATAATTATACGTATATTGAGCACAAGTTTTCTGTGCAGATTATCAATAATACGATGTATGCAGACCTGATAACAAATTCAGGAATGCTTATGAGAAACTCGGAAGATGGAGCTTCTTATGGTCGTATTTTAGGGACTTATTTGACTGCAAGCAAAGTGGATTTATCTAATAATTATACAGGCTCCATGTTTGCAGTTGTTTATTTCGGTGACTCCAAGTATGGAAGTATGCCACAGGATGTCTCCATTGGGGAAAATGGAGATGTTTATGTCGAGTATGATAAAGAGACTCGCGAAGCACTTATGAATTATACCGGATCTTTAACGATCCGATTTCTTTTTTATCGTTATCTTTATCCAAAGTATGGATATAGAAAAGAGGAAGGAGATTATGAATCTGGATACATCCAGAGTCGTACTTCACCAAGTGATGAAGTCATGTCCGATCTTTTCATGATAACAGATAAAGATGAAAAACTTTATGGAATGCCAGTTCCAACAGAAAATATGATTCTTTATCGGAATCGTGGAGATGGCTTTACCCATATTGAAAATTCTCATATTCAGGTAAATTACCCGAATATTTACAGAATCAATCAGGATGTAGAAGAGAATGACACATATCGTGTTTATTACTTTTATATTCCACCCTATGACTTGTCTTACAAGTACATGTATGAGTTCTATTACTCCTATTTGAAGTATAAATATCCAGATTATTCTCTGGAGAAAATCTTCAATATGCTGTATTTCGAAGATTATGACCTTGAGAATGATTCTATGTTATCAGAAGTTCCGGAAGCAGAAGTTATTATTCCGGAAGAGTTTGAAGACCCTGAGGAATCAAGGCTTGGTCTTTTCTATGAATGGGCATCAGAACCGGAAAATCGTGGAAAGACAAAAGAACAACTGAAAGCAGAATTTGATGAAACTCATCAGTATGATAAGACAGTCAATGAAATGACAGAGGAAGAAAAGGCTGCTTACTTGGAAGAGCAAAGACCAATTCGTCTTGCAGACTTCAAGAAAGTCTTTGATTTCATTGTAAATCATCCTATTGTAAATTACTTCTATGATGAAATTGATTATACGAAGAATTACATGGGAAAAGTTCCTCCTCTGGAATACAAGACAAGAAAATTGGAAGAGTTCATTGGAGATAACTTCAATGCTCTTCATGATTATGAATTAGCAAAACGACAGGTAACGAACAAGTATGATTTCTCTGCAGAAGAGGCAGACTTGCCGAATCGGTACACAGAGGTTAGCGTTAGTACAGGTAAGACGCTCATTGAGCCTTGCTATGTGTTTAGCATTTCAAAACCTGATCCGGATAATACACTGACAGCTCGTATCTTTGTGGATGGTCTGTTTATTTCAAACTTCATCTATGAAAGAAGTGAGTATTGTGATAACTTATACGTGCCTGTTGACCAGGTTCCGGATGATGTAACATATTTTGAGATTGAGGTATTTCCGACATTAAATCAGTATGAAGTTGTTACATTTACAGCTGAGAATCCGAGTGTTGTGATTACCTTCGATTCGACAGATGAGATACAGGCGACACTTTCTGATTTATACTTCTTCTTTGGAACTGAGGAATGCCTGGATCGTATCTCTGTTGATAACTTCCGTTTGGAAGTGGTCTCTGATGATTACAATGCTTATGAAGTTCCAGTAGAACTAATTACAGTTTACAAGTTATCATCTGGAGCTTATTATAATGAAGATGGCCAGTACTTCAACTATGAAGGACAGAACTTATCAGAAAAAGATATCACAAAGGAAGAGCTTCAGGAAAAGATTGCTGCCGGTACTGTAACAGAGGGTGAAGTAAAGAAAACGACAAATCTCTTTGAAATTAACCGTGATGAAGATTACATTACCTTCAACCGTGTTGTTACGCAGGGTGAATCCATTATCAATCGTGATAATACTGGAGTAAACTTTACTATTCTTAACAAGCTTAAGATTACAGCAATTTCAGCAGATGTTATGGATAAAGAGCTTACGATTGCAATTGCAAAGAATCCATACTTCTTTACAAAGACAGCACAAGCAACCTGTTATCCAATATTCAACGTACACAGTGAGAACTTAGAACCAATCGCTGAGTATACGAGAGTATTCTATGATGGAAGACTTCGTTCTCGTAACCGTTATGACTTTAGAAAGTTCAACGGTATTTTACAGGTACGTGCGCTTGAGACATTGGAAAGACGTTCTACGATGTCTGTTGATATTACACCATATCGAAATCGTCTGATCTACTATGTAGAACAACTCGATTCGGATTACGTGGATTTACGTGGTATCATTGATAAGCCATATGATAACCGCTATTATGAAATCTACTTAAACGGTCGTCGTTTGAATTGCTTTAATATCTTCCCGATCTCTCCATGGGAGATTAAACTTGCTGGTATTCATTCTTACTATAACTTGGAGATTTATCAACGTGATACCGATTGGGAATATTTTGATATTTCCTTTGATGATTATTATACAATTTCGGATCTTGCAAGAGAAAGTTTCGTAGAAAGAAAGTATAAAAATCTCATCATTCATGATGTGACAGGTGATACAGCAGCAAACGAGAATACCGAGGAGAAAGAACCTTGGTCTCGTGAAGATGATACTTACACGATCATGATGTCTATGTTCATGTATGAGAGAGTTACCGAACTTGGCCTCTTAGATCCTAGCATTTTGCAGTTTAACCAGGAAGATATTCTGACAAATTACGAAATCATCGATACTTTATACAAGGTACAAAATGATAAAGGCGAAGACGTTTATTTGTTAAATCCAGATAATTACTATAAACCGGAGAATCCGGATGGAGAGGAACGCTGGAGAGTGTTCTTATTAGGCAACCGCGATCCGGAAGAATTTAAAGAAGGTGGTGATGATAATGGCTAATAGTACAAGAACGGCAACTGAGTCCATGACACCGAATACCAGATTTGGAGCTACTTTCCTGGATGTCTTATATCAGGAACATGCTGTAAAAGATGAAGTTATGCTTGACAAACAGGCAGGTGACTTAGTCTATAAGCGAAGAGAAGACGGACGAATCATGTGGTATAGTCAGGAAAATCTTCCTGTTTATGAGCTCATGAGTCAGTTTCGTTCTCGTTCGGATGCATATGAAAATTATGTAAGACCGAATGAAGAGAATGAAGTATATAATGATACGTACTTTATGACCTGTTTAATGGACGTAAAGGATTGGAATTTCAAGAAACGAAGTGATGGTAAAACTCCATCAATTCTTTCTGGAGATAAATTAATGAATCTGTATCCGGAAGCCTTTAGCGTTTCTCAGGAAGGAAACGGATTCTATATCCAGTTAAATGCAGCTCCTAAGGATTTAGGATTGATCCAGTTCTTAAATGCGAGATACAATCTTGCGTATAAAGATTACTCTGGAACGGATGCTGATAAACTGGCAAAGAAAGCGCTCTATAATAAGTTTAACTATGCAGAAGGGCAGTTCATCGTGAACTTTACTGTTACATGGTATGACTTAAATGGTGATGAGCGTGAAAGTGAAACAACAGACGGCTACGTTTGTGCAAATGAGATTTGCTTCGTGCCGTTTGAAAGATCAGAGATTTATTCTCGTCTGGTAGTTGGAAGCACAAAGCTTCAGATCAACTATATTACTGCACCAAAGTTAGCGGAAGGTTTAACTCTCTGCACTTCGGATGCTGATATGACGATGTTAAATGCTGTAAAAGATACTTATGATATTTCGTTTATGACGATGTCTATGTCATTCTTCTTTACAGCAACAGACCGGGATTTGTATTTACCTAACTGGGTAAATCATACCGAGGTAATCCTTTTAATGGGATTACAGGAATACGAAGAAGCATTAGATCGTGCTGCTGGTTCTGGAAGTGGTGGAGGAATTGTTGTATCCTCTGAAGAGCCAACTGCAAGAGACTGGAAGAGTACGAAACTCTGGATTGAATTGATGCGTAAATACGATCCGGAGCAGGGAGGACAGTATCTTGGTTCTCCTACTACAATGGAGACCTTGGAAGATGAGATGCGTGGTATTGACCATATTTATGCAAACTTCTCACTGAATCGTGATTCAACAGATGACTTCTATGTTGAGAAGACTGGAACTTATACTGTAGGGAGGTAACTAAATGGCAATCTTTAAGCATACAAAAGCGTATGAAGTGGAAAACGTCCAGGTTTGCGAAAAAGAAAAAACGACTGGTGTAAATCCGGAGTATTTCATCGCAGAGAAAACCGGAAAGGAACCAAGAACGATGAAGGTTCCGAGTGGCGTTACAAAAGTTTACATTAATAACTAAAGGAGGGATGAGATATGGCACAGGTATTACCAATTGGTGGATACTATGACACCCCTCTTTGGGGAACAATGACAAATGCTGATGGTGAGAAAGTTCGTGTATTATCATTTCCGATTACACGATATGACAACGTGTTAGGAAGACCGAAGATGCTCACCAATATGGAAACAGCAGTGCCTTCTGACTTTGCTTTTCTGAAAGTCGGGGAACGTGAAGTCCCTGATGATGTGATTTTCCAGAAAGCGGATCAAACTTGGTAGAAAGAGGTGATAAGATATGACAGAAGTTGTTGAAGGATCCAGATTATATTTCCCACCGGAAGACCCGGTGAATGCTCCTGATGATCGTAAGGTAATGCATCCGGAGACTGATGCAAGTCAGGTTCTCATGGCAGATGGCTCAACCTTGGAGGAATCATTAGGCGGTGGTGGTATTGTTGTAAGTGATACAAAACCGGAAACTGCTTGTATCTGGGCAAAAGTAACAGAGAAAGTCACAGTAGATAGTGATGATGACTAATAAAGACAGGGACTATTCGAAAGGATGGTCCCTTTTCTTAAAGAAAGGATGATGGAAAAATGAGACAGACATTATATGTGAATCCTTCCGATGAAGTGTTTACAGAAGGATTTCTTGAAAAACATGCAGAAAAGAAAGAGCGGAAGATTGTCGCAAAAGAGATTCAGACTTGTATGTCGAGAATCTTCTCAGAGATGTGGAAGTTGTTTCCAAGAACAGCAACCGTCTTTCAGACTGCAATTACCTTAAAGAAAGGAAAGTGGATTCCGGAATTTGCCATTTATATGACAAAAGATCCGAATCATGAGAAGCCGAAGAAAGAGTCTGAATTTTCAAAGTGCTTCAATATCTCAAAACAGCAGATGGACAGATTGAAGGACGTGATTGACCGCTCCATCGAATATCTCAGAAATCATAGTGCATTTGATAAGTATGATATCGATACCTTATTGGTTACCGTTTACTTTGACGGTTCTGGATGGTATCGTTTCTGCAGAAAGTCATCTGCAACAGCAGATCGTTTCAAGTCTGAGATGATTGCTGGTCTCAGCGAAATTAAAGGAGCTCCGGCAGCGGCAGATATTAAACCGGCGCTTGCAGATGATACATTCGATGATTTGGATGCGTTGATCTAAAGAGGTGAGAAATATGAAAAAGAAGCTCAATATGAAGAATCTGTTTAAGATGCTCGTATTATTTTTATATGGAGGTTGTGCTTATGTTTTGGTAGAACTCATATACCGTGGGTATTCACACCCTTCCATGTTTTTAGTTGGCGGAATTTGTTTTGTGGGAATAGGTGAAATCAATGAGTTTTATCCATGGGATATGCCACTAATTAGCCAGATGTTTATCTCTTCAGTTTTTGTAACTGCAATAGAATTTATATCTGGTTGTATCTTAAATCTCTGGTTAAAACTTGGAGTTTGGGATTATAGCCAGATGCCATATAACTTATGTGGACAAATATGCTTGTTATTCTCGATTTGGTGGTTCTTCCTATCTTTCATTGGAATTTTCCTTGATGATTACATACGTTGGAAAGTCTTTAATGAAGAAAAACCAAGATATCACATTTTCTACTCACATTGTGAAGATAAGCATACTGAGGAATAAAAAATGGAGAAGGGATTATTTCCCTTCTCCTTCTTCTTTCGCAATTGTAATAATTGGACCAATGGAATGTACGATGCTGTAAAGTCCATTGAATGAAATAACAGATGATATTGGAGCAGCTGATGGTTTATGATCTACACGAGCATATGGCTCCAATAAATAATAGAGTTTCTTCGCTTCGTCTCTATCTCTTGCATTTTGAATGATAAATGAAGCAATTGCAAAGAACGTATCATGATCCATATCAGGTTTGATAATAACGAGCATTGCTTCAATCACTACATAAATTTCATTCTGGATATGAAACGTGGTTTTCTTCTCTTCAGTATAATACCAAGCCAAAAGATAAATGAGCGCTGTTATATTATGATTATAATCAATGGAATCATTACAAATATGCAAATGTACTAACTTCTCATAAAGCTTAATAATTTCATACGCTTTCTCAGATGATTTGCGAACCTCTTCTTTTCGTAATTCATGTAAACCATCATCAAGATTTTTCCATACTTCAAATTGTGAAATAAATGCAAAGCAACTCTGTAGTGTCTCAATATTGACTCTTAATTTACCAATCATCCCAAGTTCTTCATTCATGATTTTCTCCTCCTAATTTAGATAATTTAATTAAAGCATAAATACATATTGAGCCAATTGAATTTCCTAAAATAACCAGAAATAATTTTATACAAACCTCAGCCATTGGTATTTCTGAGGTCGTGATTAATGCATATGGAATATCAGCAATACAATGCTCAAATCCAGATAAAATAAATGTCATGATACAGAATACTGTAATGATGGTCTCTTTTGCATAGACTGCAACCATCATGAGTATTCCACAAAGAACCCCAGCTATAAACATGGTATCATAACATTTTGAAAATTTTGCATCAGCAATCTCTTCCATAGCTATTTGTGTAAGTTCATCCTGTGTAAAGTACCAGAATACAAAGGTTAAAAATATTCCAATGTAATTACCAAGAAAAATAAAGATATAATCTTCAACACGATGCCTCTTATCAAGCGTATATCCAATTCTTCCTGTATATAACTGAAATCCACATTTGATAATGGTAAGCAGCGCTAAGCTAAATAACATTGCTCCAATATACTTATTTTCAATAACAGTATTTGCAATTACACCAATACCGATTAAACATCCAGAAATTATGCTACCAGCATTAACTTTTTCTGGATATGGATCGTTTAATGATTCAAATTTCTTTGTAATCAAGATAACCCGCCTCTTTTCTTCATAATTTGCATTGACCGATGCTTCATGATCATTGCCTGTAACTTCGCTGGCTGAATCGGTAAATCATCATCGGTAAGATACTTATTAAAAAACCCTTCTCCATAACCAAATTGATTTAAAAACTTCATGGTTAATTCTTTATCAAAGCATTTGATTTCTTCTTGGATATCAAATCGTCCATAACGAATCAACGCTTTATCTAATCTTTCGATATGATTGGTTGTAGCAATATAAATCGTATCATCTGTTGAATAATTTCCATCTAACATCTGAAATACCAGATTCTGGGATTCGGTCATACTATTATTTCGTTCAGATGTCGTTACAACAACGCCCGGTTGTACCTCACTTGTTTGATTTGTATTTGCTGGCTTTTGATCTCTATCATAAAAGAACATATCAAAGTCCTCAAATAATATAATGATTGGACCAACCGTCTTTTCACGTTCTCTTAAAATTGTAGATAATCCATCTTCTACATCAGTTGACTTGATTATAATAATCGGAGCATTCTGAAACATCGTGCTAATTGCTTTTACAATCGTACTTTTTCCAGTTCCAGGTTCTCCATATAAAAGAACACCAATCTTATGAATTAAATGGTGTTTCTCATACCAATCTTTTGAATTCCACCAACCATATAATCCGGCTACGAGATTCTTCTTTGTCTCAATCGGAAGCACAATGGAATTCAATGCTCTTGGACTTACTCGGTATATAGAAGTACTTCCATATCTTCCACAATTCTTTATCTTAATATCATCATCTGTATTTTCAAGAATTCTCTTTAAAATAACAGAGCGGACTTTCTCTTTATTCTTTCCATAAATAAGTAAACACGTTGTTTTATGGCTGCTTCCATAATGGTCCTCTAATACAGCACTAACCTCTATCCAAGTAAATCTCCCCACACGAATTGTGTAATGTGCACCAGATGTCAAATCATAATAATTTGGATTTACGGTAGGCATTCTATGCTTTTCATACAGCTCTTTATTCATTCTATAAATCACCGCATGAAATTTCTCATATGCTTCATCAAATTCCGATATTGATATCGTTAAATGAAGCACATCTTTCATATTATCAATTACTTTGTTAATCTGACTTGTCAGAATATCTGACGTTGACTTTGTCAATGTGTCTCTCATATAAAAACTCTCCTTTCCATATTAAAAACTTGTCAGACTCATGATGAAATGCCATTTATTTTCGAAGACTTAATTTTAAAGAAAGGAAGTGATACTATGGATAATACAAGTACTCCGAAAAATCGGATTATCTGTATTAAAGGACGATATTACGATACTGGTACCAAGAATAAATCCTTCTTACAAGTTGCACTGGACTTAAAAACTCTTGGTGTAAAAGAATGGTATTTTATGCTTGAGATCAAAGATCCGTATCTTGTCAATGTAGATCCTTTCAAGACGAAGAAAGATTCAGATGAACCTGATCTGACAAAAGATCAGATTTCAAGAATCACGATAGAGTGCGTACATAATATCTGGTACTATTTAAGGGAAGTTGTAAGGATACCATCTGCTGGTTCTCCAGAAGGCGTTCCTTATATAGCAAACCGTGGAAATATAGCACAAACTTGGTGCTTATTACACGGACTAGATAGTTGGCTCTGTTTACCTCGGCGAACCTTGTTGCCGCGAAATCCAGTAATGGATTGGAAAAACCTCTTTAACTGCGGGAACGTCTTGTTATGTCTTAACTACCAACCAAGAGTGGTAACATTCTTGGGGCAAAGGGTAACTCCGGAGATATGGTAATCAAGGTTAAGAATAGAGAAAATCTGCAAGCAAGTATCTTAAGAAATTAAGACGAAGCTTCAACGACTAGGGAAAGGCAAGTAGAAATACTTGAACCGAGTAGGCTCAATCATAGGGCGAAATGTAGGTGAAATAATCCGAAATGGGAGGCTCCGAGAAATCGGATGATGATATAGTCTAAATCATGAACAAGGTAAAACGAAGTCAGCACTAGCAGCACAGACATGGGCATATTCATTTGGAACATCTAAGTCTACATTTATCTTCATCAATAAAGATGGTGATAATGCAAAGACAAATCTTAGAGATTTCGGTGATATCATATCGTGCTTACCAGTATATTTACGTTACGAATCCATTATGGAAGAAGATGGGAAAATTACCAAATCAAAGAAGAGTGCAACACGATATCAACATCCTGTTACAGGTAATGAAATCGTTGTTCGTGCAAAAGCTATTTCATATGAAGCAGCTCTTGGTATGGGCCGTGGTTTAACTGCACCTATACTACACTTTGATGAGGTAGAGTTTACTCCATATATAGATGTCATTATAGAAAACTCTGTATCAACGTTTGAAACTGCATCACGTAAGTCAGCGGAGGTCGGAGCTATCTACGGGCGAATACTCACGTTAAATGCGGCGTGATTACAGGGTGACCTGTAATACAAACCTCTCTAATTGCGGGGACGAATCTATAAACTTCAACTACCAACCAGAAGCAGCGATGGTTCTGGGGCAAAGGGTAACTCCGGAGATATGGTAATCAAGGTTGAAGTTTGATTTAACCGACGCAGCGAAGTATCTCATTGAGATATGGGCTCAACGACTAGGGAAAGGCAGATAGAAATATCTGAACCGAGTAGGTCCAATCATAGGACGAAATGTAGGTGAAATAATCCGAAACGGGAGGCTCTCTATTTTAGAGATGAAGATATAGTCTAAATGGTTTTTATACTATTGCGACGCCTGGAGATATTGATACAGATCCTGGTGCAAGAGCAGAACAGCTTCTTGCAAAGTGCGCTGTATGGAATGACTTATTCTATAATAAATCCATAGAGGAGCTCAGGGAGCTTTCTGTTAAAGATAATAAGATGGGTGTATTCTATATGGAATACTCTTATCAACAAATTGGATTATCCCTTGAATGGTTTAGAAATATTGCCAATAAAATCAATAATAAATTGGTTGTTCGCCGCGAGATCTTATTACAAAGACTTCGCGGTTCTTCTAATTCTCCCTATGATCGTGATGATATGGATCGAATCATTGAGCTTGAAAAGAAGCCAATTGAGACAATCATGATCTGTAAATACTATCGTCTTAATGTCTACGAAAAACTTGTCCGAGGCATCCCTTATATTGTCGGCATCGACTGTTCTACTGGAACAGGTGGTGATAATAATGCGATGTCTATCATAAATCCTTATACAACAAAATTAGTTGCTGAATTCGAATGCTCTTATGTTGGTGAACCTGAATTTATCAGGTGTATTGTAGAGCTCGTAAAGAAGCATATCCCTAGAGCAATCCTTTGTATCGAGCGTAACTCTGTTGGTGATTCTGTTATTGCATTCCTTATGGAATCTGATATTGCTGGTAGAGTATACTTTGATAAGTTTAAAAAGCTTGCAGAAGAAAAGATGGATGATCTTAATACAGTGGAGTCTGTCTTAAAGAAGAAAGCAAAAGAGAAATCCAATTATGGTGTTTATACCGATGTGAGATCTCGTGAAGTCATGTTTAGTATCTTGGCTGATCGTATTAAGACTCATAAAGAGGATTTCGTCGGACATAATGTCACAAGAGATATTACAAAGCTCGTTATGAAAGGAACGAAGATTCAAGCAGCTGTAGGATTCCATGATGATAGTATCATGTCATATCTCATTGGCATGTACGTTTACTATTATGGAAATAACTTAGAAGTATTTGGATTCTCAAAAGAAGATATATTGTATCAACAAGAAGAACGAAATACTGGAATGCTTCGACCAGAAGAGATCGATTATTCAGCATTACCAGAATCTGTTGTTGATACAGTGCGATTAGAGGTTGAACGACAGAGTAAACCTTCCTATGAAGACATTTACCGAGAAACTCTCATGAGAGAGCAAGAAAAGACAAGAGCCTTGCATAAGAAAGGCTTAATTGATAATGCAAGTTTGGATAATACTCTGGAACCAGATAAAGATGCATTCTTTGATTTTGGTTCTCAAAACATGGATGCATTTGATGAATTGAATGGATATGATCCAGGGGTTGCATCTGGAAACAACGGAGATGTCTTTGGTGTATTTTGACAAAGTAAAGAGGATGGAAAACAAATTCCATCCTCTTATTTTTTTATTTCTTGATTGCGATATAGTCTTTTTCCACTTTCGTATGTGGAAAATCTCCATCTATCCACATTCCTAAAAACTCATCCAAATTAAGTAGACGTACTTCGTCATAATAAGGATCGTATACTAAGATTCGACTAATCTCTGCATCATTGTGTGATGGATAATATCCAAGAAGCACAAACCAATGAGAGAAATTATACATCGTTTCTAACATCATATAATATCCTTCTCTACAATGCAACAGGATATCATCAAAGGAAACCAATGGATCATCACAACCGTACATAACAGTATACTCCTTTAGCATTTCTGAATTTTTGATGTCTTCTGAAAAGTACGGTTTCTTCTCCAATTGATATTTTTCTACGAACTCTTCTTCACTTGGAATATCTTCTGTAATACCGGTTAATATGGTACGAATACATCCAAGGAAACAAGTCCAATCTTTTTCTTGTGGATAAAATACAGGTGGAGACTGTGTAACAACTTTATCGTAGTTTACTTTAGCTGGTTTAAACACTTCAAAAAATCCTTCCTTATGCATAATACTACAAAAACCCTTTCTTGCAAATAGGAAAAGGAGAGGACAGAAACCAGATCTATCCTCTCCCATTTACAACTTAATTCATTTCACATCTAGCGTATCTTGTAGCCAGATAATCAACATCCTTCTGCTTGAAGTTCTCGATACCCAAAGTACTGAGCATATCCCACTTCGTATATTCCTTTACGGACTCGAAGAATGCTTTCTTCTGAACGTGCTCTTCATCAAGACCACTTTCATTAAAGGCTTCTACCTGCGAGATCATGATACCTGAGAAGAGAGTCGGCTGATAAGGCTTCGGACCTTCGCCTCTACGTAAGAGCTCTGTCTCAATTGCAGACTCAGTTGTCATTGTCTCGTCCTGAGACAGACTATCCTGAAGCTCTTTTAAATGATCATCTTCCTCTTTGGTTCTTGTAATCTCTTCCTGAACAGTCTGCTGAACGTGATCGTTGATAATCTGAGAAACCTCATCATATCCCATATCACCGCTGATCTTGTCAACGATGCTCTTACGATCTCCCTCGTCCAACTTAATGTCATCGAACTCAGCCTCTTTGATTCCTTCATAGAAATGACGGAAATGTCCATCAATCTCCCGGTCAACAGACTCTAAGATCTGTTTTGCCTGGATGGAACCAGATTTTGCTCTTTCTGTAATATAGTTATATGCAGATCCCTTTGGATCTCTCTTCTTAA